TCCTGAATGGCGGCGCGGCGGCGGGGGGCAAAGGGGGCAAGGGGCTAGGCATGGGGAGCTTCCGCTTTGTGCTGCTCGACGATCAACGCAACGTCCACGCCGCTATGCAGACAAAGGCGGGCGAAACCGCAATCCTGGCCGTGCTACAGAAAAACGCCCCAACTGTCGCCGCCATGCTTGGAGTTCGTCGGACATGATACCTGACGCGGAGCTGCCGGTTTGGACGTTCAGGCCCAATTGGGCTGATGCCACGGTTGAGACTCTTTCGTGGCTTACGGACGTTCTCCAATCGGACTATTCCGGAGCCGAACAGCGCCGTGGACTTCGCATCAATCCGCGCCGCTCATGGGAGTTTACACCCCTCCTGGTCGGCGCGGATCGCACGTTCTTCGAACTTTCTTTGCAGAAGCTAGCAGCATCCGATTGGATGCTGCCCATATGGCCGCTCGGCGTCAGGTTGAAGCAGCCGCTAGCGACTGACGATATGGAGCTGTATTGCAACACGACGCATCTAGGACTTGCTCCGGGTGCTCTCGTGCTCGTGCTCGGCAAAAACGCCCGGACTTTCTCGGTCGTGACCGTCGCTACGGTCTCCGACGACCATATCGAGCTGACCGATGGCTACTTCGGAAGTAACTTCGCCAAGAACGAGGCGCAAATTTACCCATTGCGGCGCGCCTATCTGTCCGACCCCCCGACGCAAGGACGCAAGACGTCTAGGGTGATGACCGGCCCTATCCGATTCATTCAACAAGGCGGAGAGAGCTGGTCCGGCGTTTGGATGCCGTCTTTCTACAACGGCTTGCCGGTATGGGACCTGCGGTCGAATGAGGCCGACGACATCAATTACGGCTACGAGCGCCTCTGGACCTCTCTGGATAATTCCACCGGTCTACGCACCGCTGTTGATCCGGCCAACTTCGGCGTGACCACTCAGGACTTTGCGTTACAGATCAAAGGGCATAGCGGCCATGGGGCTTTGCGCGACCGCCTGTACGTCCTTTCCGGGCGGCGCGGCCCCGTGTGGGTTCCCACATTCAACGATGATCTGATCCTGCGCGAAGCAAACTCGGACTCGGATGTAACGTTGGAAGTGGATTTCACCGGTCTGTCCTATCTCGGGCTGCCGGTGAAAGGTCGCGAGCACATCGCTATCGAGCTGCACGACGGAACGAAATATTTCCGGAGGATCACTGGCGCCGCGCCGGGACCCTATGGCGAAACAATCACGGTCAACTCCGCTCTGCCCCCCCTGGCCGTCAGCTCGGTTAAGCAAATCAGCTTCATGACGGCCATGAGGCTCGATCAAGACGATATCGAGCTTTCACACGTCACCGACGAAGCCGGCGTGACGAATGTGGCCTTGACGTTCCGTAGCTTCCCCGACGTCCGAGTCAATGACGACACCAACAATTTCACCGATATCCCTCGCGGCGTGTCGTGCGCTGCGGGAGAATTGGTAACGATCATTATCCGGACTCCGGCCGCCCGCGCGGCCGGTCCGACGAGCTGGCGCGTTCCGGATGACTTCGGCCACCCGAGCAAGTTTATGTGCTTCGGCGCAGGGGGCGACGCAGGCGGCAATCCGCCGAGTAGCGGCGGCGCAGGGGGCGGCGGCGGCGAGTACGCCTGGGATATCGACCTGCCGTTTACGCCCGGCACGGATGTTCCGATTGGGATCGGCATTGGCGGCGGCTTGCGGGGCTCGCCGACGTCCCCAGGTCCTGGTGCAACTTGGATCGGAACGCCGTGCTTGGTGTTCGCATCGCCGGGCGACTCTCCAGGCTTCACCAATAACGGCGGGAGCTGGACAGCATCGGGGAGCTGGAACCGCTATCCGGGCGGTAATGGGGGCGACCCCGGCGGCGCCTTTACGGTCTCTGGCGGAGCCGGCGGAGGCGGTTGCGCCGGACCCGATGGTCCCGGCGGTCCCGGCGGTGATTCGCCTTCGAATGTACACGGTAACGCGGGCGCGGGTGGCGGCGGGGCAAACGGCGGCTCTCCTGGCGCGGGGAACCAGGACGACGGATCGGGCGGCGACGGCGGGGCCAATCGCCTCGGAACCGGCCAGGGGGAGGGGAGTCCCTATGCGGGGACGCTCCTGGCCGATGGTGGGAACGGGACGAACGGCGGCGGCGGCGGCGGCAGCGGGTGCGGAACGAATGGTATTCCCGCTACGGGGGACGGCGGCGATGGAGGCGAGGACTCTCTGTTCGAAGACGAAGACGGTCAACAAATCGGGCCGAGCGGCGGCGGCGGCGGCGCAGGGCGGGCGAATACGGGCGTCACCGGTCACGGCGGCACTGCCGGTCACGGCGGCGGCGGCGGCGGTTCGGGGGACTCCACGAAGAACGGCCTGGGCGGCGATGGCTTCCTAGTTATCCAATACACTCGCGCGTTCTAGGAGGCGCCCATGTACAACGTCTATGCCGTTTCCAATAACAGCCTGATCGACATCGCCCTGTATGAATTTAAGCACGGGAATGTCTATTACCGTTATACCAACATCGACGGAGACATCGCTGCGGGAGGAAACGTCTACACGCCTTTGCCGGGGATCAGCGACGACGGATATAAGCAGGCCGGCGCTTCGGACGACCGGCAAAACCTCGCGATCACTCTACCGTTTGGGAATGAAGTCGAACAGAAGTTCCGTGGAACGAGCCCGAGCCAATCTGTGCGCGTCACCATCCGGCGCATGGCGCAAGGCGATACCGAGGCCCCGATCTACTGGATCGGCTTTGTCGCCGGCAGGGCCGTAAAGGACAAGGCGAGCGTGGTCCTCAACTGCGTGACGAAAGGTGTGACCCTTAAAACGGGAGGACTTCGCAACTGCTGGACGAAGCATTGCAACCACATGCTATTCGGCCCGGGCTGCGGCCGGGGCATCAGCAAGACAGACTTTGCGATCCCGGCCACTTTGACTTCGGTCAACGGCTTGACCTTTTCCGCCGATGAGATCGCGGGACAGCCCGCCGAGTGGTTCGACGGCGGCTTTATCGAGTGGTCGGCGGGAGATGGCATCATTGAGCGACGAATGATCCTGTCAGCTACCGGCTCGACTGCCACGGTCTTGACGAGCACCGATGGCCTGGAATCAGGAATGGATGTTGTGCTTTACCCAGGTTGCGATTTGTCAATCGAAACCTGCGATGGAAAGTTCGGGAATCGGGCTAACCATGGCGGAACGCCGAACATGAGCGAGAAATCGCCCTTTGACGGAGACCCGATTTTCTAATGGACCCGATTACACTCATCTTCGTCGCCTTCGCGCTGATGACCGTTTCTTATGTCATCACGTCCACTGGAACCAAGAAGGCCGATCCGCCCAAGGCGGCCCTTCTCTCCGAGTTCGACTATCCGCAAGCCTTCGACGGCAAACCACACATCGTCGTTTTCGGTGATTGCTGGATCGAAGATTGGCAAGTCATTTGGTACGGAGACCTCCGTACGGAGCCGATCAAGAAGTCGTCTGGAGGTAAGAAGTGACGGATGATCCCCTCGTGCAGATGAGGCATTTCCGACAAGCGCAGCACTGCGCCGCCGGCATCAAAGCCATGTGCGAGAAATATCATGCGGACTATCGGGAACTCGTTCTGCGCGGGCTGCCGGCTTCTCGGCTAGAGGCCACAGGCGATGCGCTAGCCATTAACGTCGCTCGCATCGCCCGAGAGGAGGCGCACCGTGGGCGCTAAGGGCGGCGGAGAACAGACAGTCGGGTATCGGTACTACATGAAGCTCCAGATGGGGCTTTGTCGCGGTCCGATTGACGAGCTGGTGGAGATCACAGCGGGCGACCTGCCGGCGTGGCCGACCCCAGATTCCAGCGCCGAAATAACTTCGGGGACGCTGACGTTCGACACAATGGCCGAGGCGCTGTTGTATGTCGTGATGTTCGACGTCAACACTGTGTTCGCCATCACGAGCGACCCTAACCCTGACTACAACGGACTCTTCGTAAAACAGGCGGGGAACAATATCGTCGCCGTGGGGGGCGGCGCGCTGCCCGGTCTGACGGACACCGGAACCACGACGATTAGCGCGCCCTCGCTGTTCGGCGGGGATGACCGTGAAGGCGGCCTTCAAGGAACCTTGTGGGCTTACTTCGGCAAGGCCACACAGGTTCTCGACGATTTCGTGAAGACCGCGATTGGCGGCCTGATCCCAGAATTTCGTGATGTCGTCACGTTGTTCTATGACGGATTGATCTGCTCAAACAACCCGTACCCGAAAGCCTGGAAGTTCCGCGTTCGGCGCGCCCTGAAAGGTTGGCAAAACGATCAGGCGTGGAACGGCTGCGAAGCGATGATCCCCCTGGCCGGCGGCGCGATCAAGGCTATGAACCCGGCCCACATCATCTATGAAGCGCTGACCAACTCCGATTGGGGCCGGGGTTTGGATGCAAGCGAGCTGGATCAGAACTCGTTCCTCCTCGCGTCTAATCAGCTCTATGCAGAACAGTTCGGGCTCTGCATCCCCTGGAAACGCGAGGAGCAGGTTGAGACCTTCATCCAGGTCGTGGTCAACTACATCATGGCCGCCGTCTACTTAGACCGAGGAACCGGCCTGTGGACTATCCGCCTGATCCGCGACGACTATGATCCGGATACTATCCCGGTCTTCAACTCGACCAATGGCCTTCTGCGCATCGAGCAGGACGACACGGCGTCCAATGACGCGATCACTAACCAGCTTGTGGTGAACTATACATCACCCCTGGACGGCAAGTCCAAATCGATCCGAGTAGTCAACCAAGCGGCGTTCCAGACCGAGGGGGCTGTCATGGCGGACTCGGTAGCTTACCCCTATGCACCGACGCCAGAGCTTGCCGGTCGCCTCGGACTGCGCGATCTCAAGGTTAAGAACTCACAACAGCAAAAGCTCAGGCTGGTGTTCGACCGGAGAGCTTGGCGCATCGTCCCCGGCATGGTGTTCAAGCTCCAGGCTCCAGAGTTCGGCATCGCCGAAATGATCGTTCGGGCCGGCGATACGGACGATGGGACCCTCCTCAACGGGGAGATCACCGTTTCGGCGGCGCAGGATATCTTTGGGATGCCGGCGACATCATACGTCAAGCCCGTGACGTCGTCGTGGGTCCGGCCGGACTTCACACCGGTAGCTGTTGAAGACGGTCTGCTCTTTGAGCTTAGTGCATACGACATCGCGAGAGGCGCAGAGACCACGGCCGATGACGTGTCGCATATCGCTGCGGTCGCGCGTCGTCCGAACAGTCAACAGATCGCCTTCGACCTGTGGACTGAGCCGGATGGAGATACGGCCTACCACTTCCGGATGGCGGAGAACTTCGCGCCCTGCGGCTCCCTGACCGCTGACACCGGGCCTTACGACACAGCCATTGCCCTCGGAGACTTGGTTGCTGTCTATTCGACCTTGCCGGACGTCGTGATGATCGCGGACTCTTCGGGAATGGAAATCTGCCGGCTTGTGTCCGCCGATATCTCCGCTGGAATCTTCAATGTCGAGCGTGGTTGTGTCGATACCATCCCGCGACCGCACGCAGAAGGTACTCAGGTCTATTTCTAT